TTCCTCGGACTGGCCGAGAGCCTTGGCGCGGAGATACATCATGTAGTCGCCGTAAGCGCTGGCGACCTTGTAGTCGGAGAACTTGGCGGTACCGTCCTTGATGCGACGGTTGTAGTTCTTTTCGCGGATCGTCATCCCGCCGCCGATTTCGCCGGTGAACTTGAGAACGTGATCTTTCACGGCCTTTTCGAGGTTCTTTTCGACAACCCCGATGACCTTGGCGGCGATGTCGTTTGTGTCCACGTTCTTGATGACATTGGCGTCGTCGAGGCCCTTTTCCTCGCCGGAATCGCCGCCGGTGCTGCCGGACGGCTCGATCATAATGTCGAGCGTGGGGTCGCCCTCAACCAGATTGCCCGCGTCGTCGAGGGAGATGTTGCCGATCTTGATCGACATCACGCCCGACTTGGTGGTGATCTTGAGGGTGCGGTCCGCGCCGCCCGCCTTCTTGGCGAGGAAATCGCGGATGGCGTCAAGGTTGGACTTGTCGCAAGGGCCGGTGTAGCCCTGCTTCTTGGCAAAAGCGATCAACTGAGCAAAGTTCATGGTGTTCCCTTCAAAGCATGATGCGAATGCAACACGCTTAGCGGGAACTACCTAGGGGCGCACGGGGCGATAACGCGGGTGCGCAGACCGGCAGAATCGGGCTAAGTCAAACCCCTGTGCGGCGGGCTAAACCGCACAGGAGCGGAGGCGTGCGCCGAACAAGCGCACAAGGAGGTCAACCGAAACGAATCCCACAATCATCGTCATTTCCGAACTCGATACCCGTTGAGTATATCGTTCGATCCGCGTCAAGCAACCCGGCAAGGATGGCGGACTTTCGGCGGATAAGGCCCTTGGTCAGCAGCTCGTCGATCTTCGCGTAGGACTTGTCGTAGTCGGGGGCGATCCCCTCGAGCGCCGCATCGGGCAGGCACGGCATGGCGACCAAAGACACCTCCCGCAGCATCACGCGCCGGAGCATCAGTTCGGTGTCTATGCCAAACTTGGACATTTCATCGGGGTTCGGCGGCGAAGCGTCCAGCACCACCCCGCCGATGGAGTAGTGCCCTACCGCCCCGTGCTGGACCATGATGAGGAGGTCATTGCCGAACGCGGTGGGGAGGATGTGCGTAGCCAGATACAGCCCGTCGCCCTTGCGGTAGCAGCGCCGGGCCGTGCCCACGGGTTCCTCTTCAATGTCGTGGTTGAAGTACACCGATTTGACCTTGGCGGGGAAGTACGTCGTCAGGTCCAGACCGTCCGCAACAACCACCTCGTTCTCTTGGTCTTTGATCTCCCGCGTGGCCCACCCGTAGACCATGCGGTTGGACATATCGACGCTGGGGGTAATCTCGCCAGCCTTGACGACGACGTTCCCCGGCGAACACTGTGCGGTCTTTGCGATGCGGGAGCGGACGTTACCGTAGTTCATGGGGTTTTCCCTTCTTGCAGTTCATCGCTTTCCACTTCTTGTGTGGGGGCTTCGGCTTCGTGAGATTCCCGTAGTACCGACTGAGAAGTTCCGCGACCTTGCGTTGGTTTTCCGTCAGGTGTACCTCGGCCATGTTTACCCCTTTGCCTCAACAAACACCGCCGCAAGCCCACACCGACAGTTGGGATGCCCCGGCGGCCCGTCAATGTCCGCGTAATCGTTGACTGCCAGCACGGCCCCGTTCTCGCCGATGATGTTCTGCCCACGGGCGATGAACGGAGCACCGATGGCCGCGATGCGGTACCGCTTGGACAGCGTGACACAGATCGGGCACGGGTTGCCGCTCAACAGCCATTCTTTGCCAGCGACTTGCCCCGAGTCCTGCCATGCCGTTTCTCGCCCGATGTGGTAGGCCCGCATCGTTTCGGTATTTGAAATCCGATCGGCGGCGTACTCGGTGCCCGGACCCATGAGTTCCTTGATCGACGATACCCGATCGGCGATGGGTTCGCCGGCCGCGATGGACGTTTGCAGCACCTCTCGCACGCGGTTTTCGACGGTCTGCGTGACAGTGGCGAACAGTTTGCCCTGGTAATCCGCGACCGCCTGACCCGCTCGCGCGGAGAAGGCCGCAATATCGGCGTTCCCGATCCGCTGGACGGGTGCAAGATCGACCGCGACCGCCGCGGCATAACCCTCGTTCAGCAGGTCGTAAATCTGACGTGCGGTTGCTTCGTTGAACTGCTTGAAGGCTTCCGGGTCCATCGAGGGTACATACGTCAGTTCGCCAGTCGCGTAGTTCACGCCCGCGACGACCTTGGGCGCGATCTGGGCGAAGAACGCCCGCAAAGCCTCGGACATGGCCGCTTCGTTGGTGACGATGATGCGGGGAACCCCTACGCCACCCTTTTCCATCGATGTGCCGCGACACGCCGTTTCCGGGGTCTGCTCGCAGCATGAACAACCCTTGCGAGTGTGCCAAAACTCGGAAGTCCGGTAAACAGGCGGCTGAGGTCCATCGTCGAGCCCCTTGGTTGAGTCGTCGGGCGCGGGCGGGTTGTCGTCGGGCGGCGGGTTGGGAATCTCGCTGGGCTGGTCGTTTTGGTCTTCTTGGGTCTCTTGGGGTCTTCCCGTGGTCTTCTCGGGTGCCTTTGCGGCGGCATCCACCAGCGTTGCGGCGGTTTCCGCGTCCACCCCGTACAGGGCGGTGAGGGCAACCTTGGCCGCGTCGGCGGTCAGTTCGCCGCGCGTGACCTTGCCGACAGTCTCCAAAACAGCGTTGGCGTACTCAATCGGAACCCGCTGGGGCTTGGCCTCGGGCTGGGTGGTCGTTTCGGTGCTTTGCGTGTTTGTGGCCGTATCGACCGACGTGGTACCGAAGGACAAAGCCCCAAACGGGTCCGGTGATTCCTTGTATCCGTCGCCCATCGCGTCCGCGTCAAACGACAGTTCGCGCCGGGCCTCGTTCTTGGTGATGATGCCCGCGCCGTACAGGCTTGTCATGCGGGTGGACATTTCCAACCAATCCCGGTCTACCGGGTCGTCGAAGGCGAAGAACAGCGTGGGGTCATTGAGCGCGACCCGGAAATCCTCGATGATTTCCTGGTTGATGATGTCCTCCATCGCCCGGATGCGGGGTGCGATGGTCTGACGCTGCCACATCGGGGTGGCTTCCTTGGCCTGTGCCAACGATGCCGAGTCCATCGTCACGAACGCGAGGGGAACCCCCAGCACGTTGCAGATCGTGTCGCGGGTCTTTTCATCGCTGGTCAGGTAGGACAACTCGCGGGTCTGCTGCGCCCACTGGATTACTTCCACGCCTTCACCCGTCATCACCAGCGGTTTCTCGCTCTTGGTCGAGCCCCGGTACTTCGCTTCAATCACGGCTTCAACCTGCTTGCGCTGGTCGAGTGTCGCGCCGGGCATGAGGATCACCAGCCCCGGACGAGCCCCGTTGTCGATGGTCGCCAGGAACATCTGGGAGAACGCGATGGACAAATCCTGCTCGCGGAAGCAGGCGGCAATATCGGGCATTCCGTTGAAAGGGTCGAGCGGGTTGAACCGCTGGAAGAACGCAACGTCCTTCCGCTCGTAGAAGCGCTCGAGGTCCGCCGTGCGGCCAAACACAAACCCGGAAATCCACTGCTGCCGGTCAGGGACCGGGCGGGTATACATCGGGTTCATCGGGTACAGCTCGCGCGGGGCCGACGACATGCCCCGGACCTTGTACCAGCCGCATTGACCGCCCAGGGCGCAATACGCCTCGGTGGCGAAGGCGAGTTCGTGCCAAGTCGTTTGTGGGTTGGGGTTGTCCAGCAGCTTGCGCGCGGGATGCTCGGGGTCGGTGACGACTTCCAACTCGTCGGCCATGTCGATGGCCTTGCGGGTGCCGACGCGGGACGACGCCCGCAACAGGGATTTCCGCGCCGCACTGACCGGCGAAGCCTTGAACGAACCCGCGCCCTTGCGTGACTTGCGGTACAGGTTCCACGGTACCGAGGCGACCGCGTTGGCGTTGATGGTGATGCACTTGTAGGCGTACTTGGTGAACCGCTGGACGCCCTCGGCGGCGTTGATCTGCGGGTACCGCATCTGCCCCGTGCTGTCCGATGGGCGCACAATCGCGGCGGAGTATTGCTCCTGTGAAGGCTTGGCCTTCGGTGGTACTGCGGTCGGAGTTTTCTTCACCTTTCGCGGCATGTTTACCACCTTGGATCTTCGGATTCGTCTACGGGTAATGTATTCCCCAGACCACCCATATCAACATCGACCACCGCAGCCGAGTAGCCCGTGTGCTTGTCAACGTGCATCACGGCGTAGCGCATCGCGTCGCAGCCGTGGTCGTCAACCTTGATCGGTTCTTCCTTCTCGGCCTGACCGTTCTTGGACTTGGCCCATGAGTAGTTCTCAATCTCCATCTCGGTGCAGGTGGGCTTTTTCTTTTCTTCCAGTTCAGTATCGGCCTGATCGAGCGAATCCCGCAACAGGAACAGCCGAGCCCGCCCGTTCTCTTGGACTCGAAGCCGGTTGGTAACGGCCTGAATGCCCACACCGACCGACTTGTCCGCCGCGACGGTTTGAATCCCGTGGCGCTCGAGCGTTGCCCGGTCTTCCGCGTCATGGTCGCTGACGGTGGATTCGATGTTCTCGCCCTCGGAGAGCTTGTTGATGATCTTGGCCCAGTCTTCCACCAGCCGCCGGGTTCCGTACACCTCGCGGTAGCGGTACATGATCCCGTCGCCGTCAATAGCCCACCACTGGCAGACGAACGGGTTGGTGAACCCGAAGTCAATCGTGCGAATCCGCCGCCATGACGCGGGAATCTCGAAGCGGTCAATCAGGTGTACGCTGGCGTCCCAGTTGTCAAACACCAGGCCCTCCGACGACGCCCAATGACCCCTAAGCAACCGTTCGCGTCGTGCCCCGGTAAGATTGCTCAGCACGTCGAGGTACTTCCGGCCCGCGTCGGTCCAGTCCCGCCCGTTATGCAACATCGGGTTGTCTTCGTGCCGCGACGGGAGCCGGGTGAGTTTGTTGTCGTCCGCCCGGCGCTTGAGGTGGTGCCCGTTGCCCGAGGGGTTGCAGTCGAGGATGAGCTGTTGGTACGGCATGACCCCATTGCGAAGGCGGGACAGCAGCTTTTCAAGGTCGTCCTCGTCGATTTCGGTGGACTCGAAGACCGCGATCAGGTCATATTCGGTGGACATGATCCGGTCGGGGTTGTCCAGCCCGCACACGTCAATCTCGGAGCCGTTGGGGAATCGGTACGTCCGGCGGGTACTGCGCGAGGCCCCCGCCGACACCGGCGAGTTCTCGGGCAGCACCTTTTCCTCCCACGTAACCAGCGTGGAAGTCGTCATACTGGTCCGCGTCTTACGGCAGATCAGGATTCGGCATCGGGGATAGTTTGCGGCGCAGATGTACAGCTTTTCCAGCACGCCTCGGGACTTGCCGGTGCCCGCCGGCCCGTCAATCATCACGATTAGGTCTTTGCAATAGAGAAGGTTCTTGACCGCACCGCGCGGGCAGAACACCGAG